GAACTTGATAAGTATCAAAAATCTTATGGAAATGCTATCCGCAAGCAGGCAAAAAAGCTTGCAAACCATGTATACCTCAAACAGGGGAGCGCGTTTACCGTTGGCGATATTAAGTGCAACTGCATCTATCAAGCACCGGCAAACAAACTGTCAGAACACGACAGTCACCATTTTGTCAACAACCAGTCCATCGTGCTCCGTTTTGACCTCGGCGGCATCATTTACCATACCGCGGGTGACCTGCAGAATGAGGGGAATAATTTGCTTATCAAAGCGGTTAAAAACCTCAAGGCGGACATTTTCAAGTGCCAGTGGCACGGGGATGCTAACGCCTGCAACAAAGCTATCTGCAAAGCCGTAGAGCCGCAAAACGCAACATGCGACTACCACAATGAGCCGGGGCGCTCAGGGCGAGGGACAACAAGAAAAAGGCTGTTGGCTGTCGGTGCGAAGTTTTATGACAACTACACATACGGAGATATATATTTCCGGATTCAGGGCGGCGCGATATCCGTCCAAACATCGAAAGGGTGATAGATATGGATGTTTTACAGACGGTGGCAATCGCACTCATTTCCGGAGGGCTTGTCGGGTTTATTGAATTCCTCATCCGGCGCAGTGATGCAAAGAAGGATAAAAACAGCGAGATACTCAAAGCAATCAAAGACCTTGCTGACAAGATCACCGGCATCGAAGGCAGGATGGACAAGGAAAACGCAGACGAGGCAAGGCGCAACATTCTTGCGTTTGATGATGAACTGCGCCGGAAAGTTGATCACTCCGAAGAGTCATACAATCAGGTCCTTGCCGATATCAAATTCTATCGTCATTACTGCCGGGAACACGATGAGTACGAGAACGACAAGGCCACATCAGCTATCGCCCATATTCGGGAGACATATCAAGAAGTGAAAAACGCCAACAAGTTTATTTGATGGAGGTATACCACATGAAAGTCGAAATCATCACTCTTATTATCCGGCTTGCAATCGCTGTTATGACCGGCATCTGCATCCCTGCTTTTAAACACTGGCTTGATGTAAAGGCAGAAAATGAAAAGTTTGCACAGATCAGGCAGACCGCTGAGACGGCCGTATATGCTGCAGAACAGCTTATGCGCAAGACAGATCCAACAGGCGAGGAGCGCAGGAAGTATGCACACAGACTGATTTCTATGACCGCAGCGCGTCTCGGTGTGGCCCTGACCGATAACGAGATTGATTCCATGATCCAGGCGGCAGTCAAGGAACTTAATTTCTTTACACATGAGGAGATTGCAGATGAAAGTATGGATTCCTGACGTATCACAGCATCAAGGCAAAATCAACTGGGAAAAGTTGGCCGGAAAGATTCCAGGGGCTATCATCCGGATCGGTTACGGAGACGACATCAAAGAGCAGGACGACGTCTATGCCGCCTACAACATGGGCGAGTGCAGGCGGCTCGGCATCCCTTTTGCCGTCTACATTTACAGCTACGCCAAGACAGCAAGTCAGGTTCGGTCGGAGATTGCGCACACGAAGAGGATGTGTGAGGGGTTTGAGCCTGTTTCGTACTGGCTTGACCTTGAGGAGCGAAGTAATACATCCCTTTGGGGGCAGGCGGCGTACATGTGGTATAAAGCGTTCGGGGACAAAGCAGGCGTGTATTCGTGGCAGTGGGGATTCGAGAAACACGTAAAATCCGGCAGCCGTTGGATTGCGGCATACGGCAACAACACCGGCAAACCGGAAGCCGCATACAAGCCGACTATCAGCATGGATGCATGGCAGTTTACGTCAAGGGCTATCCTGTCCGGCATCAGGGGCTATGTGGATATGTCGGAGTGGTATGCAGACTTCGCAGGCGCACAGCCGATTGAAATCAAGCCGCACAGAAGAGTGGTCACCAAGAAGGAAGTTGCCGCCCTTATTATGCGCCACATGTGCACCCACAACGCTCACGGCTACACACAGGATATGCAGGGCAGGCAGGGAACAGGCACAGAAGAGATTGATGTATACGGCGTCAAGTACACTATCAAGTCGGGAGACCGTGACTGCTCAAGCGCTGTGATTTCCGCTTACGAGGCGGCCGGAATTAGCTGCGGCAGGGCAACCTATACCGGCAACATGCGCAAGTGCATGGTCGGCACTGGAAACTTTGCATGGCGATCAATGCGGTTTGTTGCTCAGATGGGCGATACCTATCTCAATGAGGCAAACCACACAGCTATGTGCCTGTCAGCAGAGCCGGATGTTCTCATGGAATTTTCCATCAACGAGAAGGGCACATCGCTCGGCGGAAAGACAGGAGACCAGAAACAGCATGGCGAGTATGATGAGACATACGGCAGGGGTGAAAGCCACCTGCGCATGTATTATGATTATCCATGGAACGGCATCCTGCAATGCATCAATGAAGAGATCGCTTTTATCATCGAGGAAGACGGCACGATCAGCAAGCCAACTAAAGATGATGGCTACACAGCAACGGAGGTAAAGAATGTGGAAGTAACAGCACCCGAAAAGACAGATACTGATCTCGGCCTTGAAATCTGGGCGGACAAGTACGGCTCAAGCGATGCCCGCAGGAAAGCACTCGGCGCACGGTACAAGGGAGCGCAGGCGGAAGCGGAAAGGCTGAATAAACTGCATATTTCCGAGTACATGAAGGAACTGAAAGCCTACGAAAAGAAGTTCGGCGCATTATTTAAGTGAGCACCAACGGGCATGCCCGGTGCAAATAAAAGAGCCTCGGGGGATATACCCTCGGGGCTTATTTTTATGTCCTGTGATATTTGACATTATCCGGACGGATACTATCATTTACCACGGGACAAATCAGACAAAAATAATATCTATACGTTTATCGACTCCATAACGAATTTCTTTCACGATCGACCGCCAGAAATACCGCTTTTCCGGTATAGAAAAAGCATTATAGATTTCTTCCAGATTCAGCTTGAGCAGTTCGCGCAATTCCGACAAATCCTTCTCTGGCTCTATATGGATGGCGGATAATTCCGTCTCAAGTTTCGCTCTGTCTGCACGGTATTCCGCCATGTCGATCAGTCCGTCAACGTAAAGATTTTTTAACCGTTTCATTTTGCCTTCTATGGCTTTTCTTTTCTTTTCCGCATCTCTCTGCGGTTTTGCTTTTATTTCGTAATGTTCGATATGCCTCTGCATCATGGGGCGGATATTATTAAGCAGATACCGCTCCAATGTATTCTCGTTCAATACCTTTGTATTCTCACACATCGGCACGCCACGGATATAATGCTTCGGACATCTGTATGTCACTTCTATTGTCGTGCAATTTCCGCGTTTACGCACACGCCGATTTACTGCCATGACTGCTCCGCAGTCCGCACACTTCACAAGACCGGAAAAAATATATTCATGTTTTCGGTTTGACTTGATGTTCATTTTCAGCCTGCTCTGCACTCTGGCAAAAAGTTCCCTGTCGATTATTGGTTCGCAGTAATCGGGATTATTTCGAAACAGTCCGATGTATTTTGTGTTCTGCAGCATGTTTTTGATCGCGCCCTGCGTCTTTGCAGTTCCGGCAAAATTTGACGCAAACCGCATTGTGCTGTGCAGATTGCCAGTGCGGTCGAAGTGCTTAAAAATCTCCCTTGCATGGTCTGCACGGCGCGGATCGGGGACGACGCGCTTGTCTTTTACCATATATCCGTATGGCTGATTTCCCGATAATGCCTCGCCACGCGACGCTTTATAATCAAAAACCGCACGGATTCTCTGCCCTGTGTTTTCCGCCTCGAACTGCGCAATACTCATCATCTGGGAGACAATCAGTCGCCCCTGGGGAGTTGTTGTGTCGTAATTCTCCCAAATTGCACGCCAGCCGACATTATGCTTGTCGAGCCTGTCCATCATGTTGAGGTAGTGCTTGAGACTGCGATAAAGGCGGTCAAGTTTGGTTATAAGGATAATATCTATCCTGCCTGTCTCAACGTCAGAGAGAAGTCTTGATAACTCGTCACGATCCGCACGAGTGCCGGAGACACCATCATCAATATATTCGCCGTAAATCTGCATGTGATGAGACCCTGCATACTGCCGGAGTGCCTCGCGCTGTGCAGGGATAGAATCGCCTTCTTTCGCTTGCTTGTCGGATGATACACGGATATAGAGAGCGGCGCGGGTCATTCAATCACCTTCTTTAAAGCTTCGAAATAAGCAAGCAACCTCTCTTCTCCAAACTTATCTTTTAATTTATTAAAATCTTTCTCTAATTGTTCCGGTGGTTCAATTCCGAGCAGGCTATCGATATTTGTTTCAAGAATTTTAGCCAACTTTTTTAAGCGCAAGATATTTGGTTCACTTGCGCCTGTCTCGTATTGGCAATATGTAGATTTTGCAACGCCCAATAAATCTGCCACCTGTTGTTGCGTGAGTCTTTTTTCTTGTCTTGCTTTTCGTAGATTTTCATTAAATTTTTCGTTCATTTCATAGCCCTCCTTCTATATTTATATAATATTCCATTGTTTACAAAAGCGCAAATCAAAATTATAAAAGTTCAAACTAAATGAACAAAAGTAGTTGACAGGTTCATAAAACATGAATATAATCGTGCTTAGTTCATGACACATGAACACAGCAACCATTGAAATATGCAGGAAAGGAGAACGAATGTTTAAGAATCTGAACGCAGAGGAAGCACGGCATGATATGAACAATATCACCATGGGGAAGATGCTCGGAATCGACCCTGTGACGTATGCCAGAAAGAAAGCAACAGGGACTTTCAAACTTTCCGAGGTCAAGAAACTGGTTGAGTTTTTTGGCGTGAGTTTTGATTACCTGTTTGAAACAGCAGAGGACAGAGGGGACGAATGACCATCACCAACACTATCTTAACCATCCTCTCCGCCCGCTACGGAGTGGAGATTACAGCAAAGGAGGAAACGAATGAAATCACAACAGGAACTCTATCAAGCACTCGAGAAGGTCGAGGGCATCATCAGGGACAATCGGTTTTTCGAGACGCTGCAGAACGCTTCGAAGATGGTCAATGTCATTTCCATCATGCAGGCGGAATCGAAGAGATCCAATGATATTGCATTCAAGCGCGCAGTCGAAGATGTAATCAGCATGTATTCCAGTTTGCTCGACGAAGCCATTGACGACCTGCAGGCGATCGCATACGCCGTCAATACACATGTCGATTTCGGCCTGAGCGAGCCGGAAGCCGAGGAAGATACGGAGGGAATGCAATGAATACTTTAAAAGAAATTGCTATCGGATTATTTACAGGTCTGCTCCTCACAGTGCTTATGTTTGCAATGGTCACGGAAGCGTCGACAGGCCTGATGACGGAAGACGCAGAAGGCAGGATCTTTTCATCCCAGACAGGATACTTCACCGTCAGCGGCAAAACATACTACTCCCATTACAGCAAGAGCAGGATGTATGAGGCTCACGAACTCCTGACAAATGGTTATCGAGTCAGGGGTAATAAGCTGTACTACTTTGGGGCAGACGGTGCGATGGTAACGAAAAAAACGAGACGTGATAAATCAACCAGATACATCGACTTTAACCGTGATGGATCCGTCCATTACATCTATCCTGCCGGATATGGCGATACTGATGAGAGGTATAACGCAAAACGCCAGAGATTCCAGATGTACAAAAACGGACACTGGCAGGATGTTGGTCAACAGATATGGCCCTATGGGCTGATCGACTGGCAATGGTAAGGAGGCGCACATGGCAATAATAGGCGGGCCGACAAAATACTGCCGCTGGTGCGGGTCGGCATTTACAGCAACGGTGCGGCATCGGGTGTACTGCTCGGCAGTGTGTATGCAGGCTGCGAAAAAAGACGGCCGATACAAGGATACACAAGGAAGGCCAGGGAAACTCCTTGAGCCGGAAGTAAGGATATGCAGGACGTGCGGAAAACCGTTCGTGACTACTCACGAAGGCCGCCGCTACTGCTCCGACAAGTGCAGATATCACAAGGATATCGTGAGGGCCGAGATGGAGAAAAATGGATGAGTGCGGAAAATGCTACAAATTCGAACGATGCTTTGAACGCAGAGGAATCTGTACAGAATACAGAAGCACCGAAGCGATCAGGCAGGAAATTGCGGCTGTTATGCAATCCTGCAAAGCTTCCAAAGCCGAAAGCTCCAAAGCCAAGGCTCCCGAAAAAGGAAGAGTTGACGGCAGAGGAGAGGACAAAAATTAACGATTACTTTTTTGATCATAAGGCAAAAGCGATCAAGAAAGCGCGAGACAGGGGGGTGGATAAAATAGATGATTGGTACCGTTATTTTGGGGATAGTACTGTTTATTGCTGCCGTAAATCTGGCATTAGCGTACATCTGCCTGATTCTGGTAAGCCCGACTCGGCGAGTCGCGAGCAGGATGGTGCCGAGGGAAAAGATTCCGGCGGATTGGAACAGGATAATGCAGGAAACAGTGATTGAGAGGAGGAAGGCAAGAAAATGACCTACGAAGAATTTAAGGAAATCTGCCTGCGGGAGTATCCCAAAATCGAAGGCATGGTCAAGACGGTCAAGGCATTAAATGTCGAAAAAGTGTCCTGTGATGTTTATGCAGACGGACACATCAACTTTGACGTCCTCGAAAAGGACAAGTCATCGCATACGTCATGGCATGGCAAAAAAGTCAAAAACGGCGAGCTCCAGATTGTCGAATACGACAAAGCCTACAATTCATGGTGGGCGTCGAAATGCTACTACGACCATGCGATTGACGATGACAGCGTCGAGGATGACATTCCCGTACAGTAAAAAATCCGCTCTCATGCCGGAAACATGAAAAGCGGAAAGCGAAAGTAATACAGAAAGGATTATAACATGACACTCTATGATTTGACAAATGACTACATGGAACTGCTTGAACTGGCAGAAGATCCCGACATTGACGAGCAGGCTTTTCTGGACACGCTCGAGGGCATCGAGGGCGCTCTGGAAGATAAAGCCGACAACTACGCAAAGTGCATGCGCATGCTCGAGGCGGACGCGAAGGGCATCAAGGCAGAAGAGGAGCGTCTCGCCAAGCGCCGCAAGACAATCGAGGGCAATGTCTCCCGCATGAAATCCGCTTTGCAGTATGCCATGGAAGCAACCGGCAAGACCAAATTCAAAACGCAGCTTTTCTCGTTCAATGTCCAGAATAATCCCGCTTCCGTCGTCATGGACGAGTCGGATGTCGCCAACATCCCCGAACGCTTCCTCAAGTACAAAGATCCCGAAATCGACCGCAAGGCAATCAAGGACGCGATCAAGGCAGGGGATGAGGATGCGATGGACATTGCGCACCTGGAGCAGACGAGAGGGCTGAGGATTAAATAAGGGAGGTGATTATATGGCACGCGTGATAGGCGTGATGGGCGAGTCCGGCGCGGGCAAAACAACCGCTATGCGGAATCTCCCGCCGAAAGAGACATTTTACATGGACTGCGACAAGAAGGGCATGAACTGGAAGGGATGGCGCAAGCAGTACAGCGTTGAGAACAAGA